CGGGGAGCGAATGGACGCCACATTCCTCGATGATCTGGTACGGCACGCCTCTCACTCCGGTGGGGGGAAGCTGGCCTGGTTCAGTTGGGACTACTCGGCTGCGACGGACGGAAGTTCGGCGCTGCTGGGTCATACCATCATTTCTGGCCTTGTTAAGAGCTTCCCTAAGTGGGAGCAGGACGTCATCGTCCGAGGTCTGACAGCCCATGAGATTCGGTACCATCCGGATACGGGGTTGAAGCCCATTCTGCAACAGAATGGCCAGCTTATGGGTTCGCCGGCGAGCTTTGGGATACTTTGTCTCATGAACTTGGTGGTGTACATGCACAGTCTTGAACTCGTCGGAGACATCCGTCCTGACGAAGAGAAGCTGTTGGGTGTGCTCATCAATGGAGATGATAAACTCAGGGTCGCCCCGGTGAGCCAGTGGGCTGTGGAATCTGCAGTTGGTTCCAGTGTTGGTTTGAAGGAATCCCTTGGAAAGGCGTACGCCCATGGGATCTTTGCTAACGTCAATTCGAAGTGTTACCACTACGATCTCGAGCGTGCTTGGGTTCGCGGCGGTGACCGCCATGCGAAGGCGTTGCCTCATTTCAACGTAGGTCTCTTCCTCGGGAAGGGGAAGGTGCAGAACGGTGGAGACGACGATCGTGGTATCGTCAGTACGATGAACGAACTCCTGAAGGGTGTACCGCGGCAGAAGCTGCGGGACGTTCTAAAGGATTTCATGCATCGCCATCGGAAGCAGATCGCTGCAGAGTGTGAATGGAGAAACCTCTTCATTCATCAAAGCCTTGGTGGTATGGGAGTTGAACTCCCGGACCGCTTTCGGTATACGGTGACCCGTAATCAGTTGCGCCATGCGCATGCTTGTATTGCGGAACCCGGATGCTGGGAGTGGGCTGGGGGTCCAACCTCTGGACCCGCCTTGGAGAGCCCCTCGGCTCTGGTACATGGTCCCTGGCTAGTCCCTATGGAGGCCAACCTGTATCACTATCAGCGCTTAGTGGGCGCGGTCAAGAACGACCTAATTTTGCAACCAGGGTGGTTGCAGCGGGGTCGAGTCCGCGTTGAGCACTGGTCAGACGACTTCACATCGCAGCGCCGACAATACGAGGCAGACATAAAGTCTACTACCGGAAAGTCGGATCTGTTTGATAAGTTGTATACGCTCACTTCCCCGTGGGCCGAGGGTGTTGAGTATCTAACGCGCATGTTCAGGCGCGTTGGACTCATTTGAGGCTTCGGTCTCTTATCTGGTTTGTATCGACCCAGACGATCCGTTATGCCACGTAAAGGCACCCCGCTTAATGTGTCCACCCTCG